AAAGCAGACATCAAGGTGGAGCCACAACTATTCGTTGTGAACAACCACCTGTTCAATGTTCTCTTCGTGGTCATGGTCATGTATGTGTAACTCAGGGTGAGCTAATACTGGTGATGTGAGTAATAAAGCTAGTAATAAAAGTTTCATTGTAAAATAGTTTCATCTAAGGTTAATTCTGGAGGCTCAAAGTCTAATAAAGAACCCTCTATATCTTCAACTTCTTCTATAGTTTCTGGTGTTAAGTCAGGTTGTTCAAGAGGAGGAGCTGTAACAGGGGCACGGCAAACCCAACCAGTACATATATACTTGTCAGTTTTACCTAATAACCTAGCACCTCTGTGCATGTAGGTCCAACTAGAAGGGAACAATAATAATCTACCTGCACGAGGAGGTACTTTAAAACCGTTCATAAATTCAGTACAACCACCTTCATGGATATCGTTTAGATACCATAGAAATGTAATAGTACGTTCTGATTGCTCCTCCCAATGAATCATCATATCATCATGCCAGTCATAAAAATCACTAGGTTTTGTTTTCTGTACTTGATAACCTTTGTCCAACACTTCGTTTCCAGAAAGAGGAGTAAACTCTGCCCAATCATACATATCATTATCATCATAACATGGTAATTGATAATGGGAGTGTAGGTGGCGAAGGTATTCTGGCAACGCAAGGGTTAATGAATTATAAAACTCATCATTTATATCCTCCCAACCTTCTGTGGTAGAGATATGTAAATCGTTTGATTGTTTGATTGCTTGTACTTTCCTGTCGCTACCACTAACACCCTCAATTCTTCTCTCATCCTTTTCAAACCTATTTATAACTTCTTCACAGAATTCAGGGGACAGTACATTATCTTGTACTTGTATAAACGGATCAGGTGAGGCAACACGGTCTTGGTATAGTGCCATTATACTTTCAGATTAGATCTTGCTAGTTTCTCTTGGACATCATCACGGAAAGCTTCATCCTTATCGTAACGAGGGTCACTCATATCTGAGACAACCTGAGCCATGCTCTTGTAAACATCTTTAGGAGCAGATCTCTTACCTGTTATTAGATTAGAATCCCTTCCTACTGCATCTTCATACTGTCCCATAAGTGCTTTCACTGCAAACATTGCAGCTGCTTTGTTACCAAGTTCTACTATCTCATCAAAGTTTTTACAATCAGCTTCGGATAGGTTGTTACCAGCCCATTCCATTAAACCTTCGTAGCCATCTTTACCACCAGCTATGGCATGTACTTCGGCAACTTCTGCATCAGAAAGATAACTCTCTTCAACGATCTCACCTTTTTCTATACCAACTTGTTGACGTACACCTTCAAGGTATGAGTCAACCATAGCTTTATTAAAACCAGCCTTGTTAAGATCAGAATACATCTCATCAGTGAGTGTACCACCGTTCTCTACAAAGTGCTCGTTCATTTTGAACGGGTCTATGTTATTATCTTTGAATGTTTTACTGATCTGATCTCCATATACTTCATTAGCAGTTTCATAATTAACACTACCATCTTCAGTATAGAAATTTGCAGGGTCTATTTGTGTTGTTTCTGCCTCAGTAGTTTCTTCAGCAGGTTCCCTGTCTAATTTACCTAGCTCATTACCTTCTTGACCTTGCTTCCTTTGAAGTTCAAGGTAAGCTTTCTCTAACTCTTTCGGTGATTTATATTTACCAGCAAGCAGACCTTCTTGGTCTGCAATCATCTTCTCACCAACTTGCAGGGAATCCTGCTCCTCTTGGCTAAGGTTATCTTCAGTCGTCACTGTATCAGTGGCGGCATCGTATGTAATTGTTTCTCCCATAGGTGCTTATTATTGAGTGGGTAATTGTTCAGGTTGTCCGCCACCCATCATCCCAGCCATTGCCTCCATTGCTGGTACAGCTTGTGGGTTTTTAGATGGGTCCATTAAAGGGGCACCTGCTAGTTGACCAGCTTGATCCATTAAGGATTGCTGTTGTGCTTGTTCCATTGCTGCTTGTTGCTCAGCTTGTTGCTCTTCCATGCTCTTAACAAGGTTAAGTACATCTATTCCTTGAGCAGCTGCAAGACGTTTGATTGCTTCATCAGCATTAACATATTTCATTAATGCTTCTGGGCCAAGTGTCTGTGCAATAGTAGTTACGAACTGAACCAATGCATCTCTATCTTGTCCACGTCCTAATGCGTTAATACCTGCTACAATAGTAGGCTTAACTAACTTCTTAGGTACAGGAGGTATCTGTTTACTCATTGTAAGAGTATGCATCTTTCTTTGTAAGTAAGGTATGAGAAACTCAGTAGTCAACAGTGAGAATAATCCACCAAGCTGTTGCTCTAGTTCCATCTGTGTCATACGAACTTCTTCTGCAGTAGTTCTTTCTGACTGTCTCACATTGAGAATGAGGAAAGCTTCTGATAATCTCTTCTCTAATACATTGACTAATTCAAATGCTGTACGGAAGTCAGCAGTTTTACCTACCTGAACTACACCTACATCATCTGGCCTACCTTGTATAATAGCTCCGTTACCAGCTTGTGCTAAAGCTTGTGGCTTAGTGACTGAGCTAGGTGATACAGTGAAGATTACTTTTGCTGCTGCTGCTGATCCTTCAACCAACGCTTGCATCAATGCTTCTAATGATTTAAGATCACCAAGAAATTCTTCTACTCTTGAACGTCCATAGTCTTCTCCATCTACAGTAACAAAACGTAGTGGTAAGAACGGACTCTTATCTTTAGGGGCTTTACCTTCTGATCCAGGAATGAGTATATCATGCACTTCTTGGTGCCAGTACCATCCTCTTGAATTTAATTTGACACAGGTATAGACATCAACATCTTTATCTGTATCACCTTCTGCTTCGTTTACTTCCTCTTTGAAATCCATTTGTGGAAGTAAATCTTTGCTAACCTTTTCTTTAGTAACTATCTTTATTACATTACCGTTACCATCTCTTTCCACCACGTAACGGTTAAGAGGGTACATTTTCATACCATCTTTACCCATATATAATAGGGCATTACCTGTTACGACAAGGTGTTTTATTGCGGAGAAGATCTGAACACGATCAGTAGATGCTGCAATAGCCTCCATAATCATACGTTCTATCTTAGCAAAACTAAGATCCATCTCACTCTTTGCCTCTGGCGGTATCTCAATTCCTAATTTAGAGTCATCTAATTGGAGTTTAAAGAAACTTGTTGAAGGAGGGAGTAGCCCTAACATTAATTTTGAACTTAATGTGACTACTCCTTTAGCTCCAACTGATTGCCAAGGTGTTCTAAACTGAGCGTATGGAGATTTCTCATCTCTCATAAGTAGTGTGGGAATAGTTAATTCCGCACAGTCATAAGCAATATTAAGAAATTGTTCACGGTCCCTAGATAATTTATCGTAGTCGTTCCGTGCGTATTTCATTATGTTTTCTTAGAAGTTGTGCCAGTAGAAGAAGTACCAGTCCCAGTACTTACACCTGAAGGTGTGCCTGTACCTTGAAGCCCACCTGTTGTAGGTTTCTTAGTAGCTAGTTGTGTAGTACCTGCTGACCTTGCTTTCTTCTGTACCTTTTTAGAAGTGATCTTAGCTTTACGCTTAGTCTCATCCTCTTGCATTGGAGCAGGAGTAGGTGTAGCAGGAGCTTCCATCGGAGCTTTCTGTACTGGAGCTGGTGTTGGGGGTGCTGAAGGTGGAGCTGGTGTTGGTGGGGCAGGGGCTGATTTGTTACCGCCACCGAAGATTGAACTAATAAGTGAACCGCACATAATTATTTATCTGATAGTTGTTGTTTAAGTAATCTAATAATAGATATTTGACCAGCCCTATAGGAAATTTCTTTTTCAGATAGGGTGTGGTCAGGGAATGTGTCGGGAAACTGCTCGTCAATGTCTTTGAGGAAACGCTGTAGGTCGCCCCAGTTAAGCGTACTTTGGTAAGTTTGTATTTGCATGTTCAAAAAAAGCTGGCATCCTAGCTGCCTTGGTGTCAGAAAGCTCTGGTGCTTTGCCTTCATACATTAGACGATCACTAGAATCGGC